AGTGCCTCTAGTAAGCATCAAAGCATAGAACTGCTCTGGACTTAAAAGAATACCATTTGCAGAGTGGTTGTTTGACTCAATTTGTGCAACTGAATCTAGTAACTTCTCAACCTGAATAGTACGAAATCCTGAGTAAGCCTCAGCGTTAGTAATCAAACCACCTAATTGAGGCGATGTACCTGTACCGTTTAATAGTTGATTATCCTCAGCATCAAGATATTGCTCTAACAAACGAGATTGTAGATAAGAACGCATAGCTGAGATGTCATCTAAAGCCTTACGAGTAATACGCAAGAATCCTGCAATAAACTCAGATGGTGCAACCTCCTCAGTCAAATCATAATCAATCTGTGACTTGTTACCAGAGTTATCTAAGAACGGAGAAACAGAACCCTCAGAACCTGTCTCCTGTAAGTAGTGAATTGCAGAAGTAGTCATAACGCCAGTAGGCAACAATGCTCTGATGTGCAACTTACGTGGTGCAGCAGGAATAATGCCCGGTAGCATCTGTACGTTAGCAGCAGCTAAGTCAGTAATGTTAGCTAGTGACATATCACCAACTGTCTTTAACTCCATTGCAAATTGCTTGATTTCTTTTCTACGGAATTTCTCTAAGTTATCAGAGTTTTCATCCATTGCAGTAGCAAATGCCTGATTGAAAGAAACTGGCGATGCCTCTTTAGCATCCATTTTAATTCTGTTTGCTTCTGAGTTAGCCTCTAGCAATGCTTTATCCATTGCATCAATTCTAACCGATGTAGATTTTTGCAATTCCTCTAGCTTAAGATCAGCTGCCTTTGTAGCTTCGCTGATAGCGTTTGCGATGATAGCCTTAGCCTCATCAATTGTTTTGGCTTTGTTTGCATCTAGCAACTCCTGAGCCTTTAATTCTAAATTGTCCATTTTTACTTTTCTAAATGTTTTATTAATTCTGTTAATATATTCGGCTCATCTTTTACTGGAGTGACTAATGTCGGCTCTGCTTCCGATAGTGAATTTTTACCTAATGTGAACGCTTCTAGTTGGAATTGCTTTAATGCTATTTCCAATCTGCCAAAGCCCTCATCCGTCAAGCTACCATCTTTTAATAGCTTAATCATTTTACCAATCTGATCGTTTATCTCTGCCATTGTTAAGGACTTAAATCCCATAAATGGAGTTTCTGGATTAGCACCCAGAGTAACATTTGATCCCTCGTATAACTTAATTTCTTTAATCATGCGCATTCCTGTATTCTGATCATAGTCAGCTTTCATAGTGCTAAAACCGATTGAATGCTGAATTACAATACCCTCTGCATAAAGAATCATTGCATCTCTGCCGTAGCTTGTAGGTGCAATTTTACTCTCAAAGTATATACCTCGCTCCTGAGCCTCTAAAACCATAGGCTTACCATGCGGCTGAGCGTAGTTATGCTGATTTAAAAAGAATATCTCGTTAGATCCTTTTGGTCCACGCTCTGCGATTGTCTTAGTTGCAGCACCCGGCATGATAATATCATCATCATAATCCATATTCCCAAAACTTGCAAAGTAGCCTGTAACTGTCATCCTATCGGAATCCATGTCTTTTATCTCGGCTTTGTAATTCTTATACTCTAATAATCCTTTCATGATTAAAAAATTTTATGTAAATATACTATTCATTATCTATTTCTTTTAATTTTCTTATTGCCCATTCTACGCCTGCCGTTCCGCCCCATGCATCCCACATTAAACCACCGCAACCCTCTGTATAAGGAACATCTGCATGTTGCTGATGTCTTTTAAATGATGCCATTCTAGCGATTGTATCTCTTGACAGAGGCTCTCTATTAGCTAACTGTCTGGCTCTAGCTTTGCCCACAGGCGTTCCGCAGTCGCCCCATCCGTTTGCTTCAACCCATTTTAAGGCACGTTTAGCATTATTTACCGCTGCCTCTGGATAATCATTATAGGTTTTAGCTTTTCTCATATACTCAGGCGTTCTCGGTTTTAGTATTGGCAACCCATCAGCATCCTTTATAGCTTCAGTTGCCATAACGCATCGGCAATTTACAACCTCAGCAGCAGGTATTTTATTTAAAGCAGTACCGACATCACCAGGATACATCATTTCAGTAATTACATTAGTTTTCGGATTTCTAAGCGTAAAAAACTGATTTAATCCTATTCTATCCTGAGTCATTGCTAAGTGCGAAAGTCTAGTGCGCTTATCTTTTGTATTAATCCAGAACTTTTGCACCTCGTAATCAGAGCTTCTAGCGCCCTCATTTATCCCATGATTTGCAGCAGTTGTAGATTCAGTTCTAGCAATTACTAAAGACCTTGCTCTGTTAAATGCAGGATCATTTAGCGTTTCCTCGAATAGCTTTGCCTGTTCTCTACGGCTTAAATTTTGCCCTAAAATATTAGCTAATAAGTTGTTAATAATATCCTTAGTTGTATTATCTATTCCCTGAACTTTAGTACCTCCTATAAGCCTAAAATAGTTTACCATTTCTTCGTACCATGCAGCATTAAAGAAATCTATAATAAAATCCTTTTTGTTTTTAGGTACTGAATTACGAATCCAATCGTATGAGAATGTAGCTGCCGATACGCCGACCTTTGTATAAATCTTTTCTAATCCAGAATACAAAGGTTTTTGCTGAACTAGAAACTGTATGTATAAATCGATGTTATCAAAGTTATCTTCATTCACAAAGTCAGCAACTACACCTGTCTGGTCATCTAAAGCCTTTTTAATTATAGGGTAAGCATAAGCCTCATATTCCTTATGTAGCTTTAGATAGGTCTTATGGTATTTAACACTACTTGCCATTGATTGTGGCATTGTTATAAGCCGCATCTAAAGATAATTCCTCAATAGGTACTAAGTTAGCCGGTACGTAAATCTTGCCCATATCTACTGAACTAATCTTATCGTACCCTTGCGCAATACGTTTTTCGTCTGGAGTTATCCAATAGGAGTTAGCTAACCAATTAGTTAGCATTTCCATATCTTCCTGCATCTCAGGATAAGAACTAAAATCAAAGTCAAAGTAATATTGCTTACCATATACTTTAGCGTATGGCTCACAGACAAACTTATTGATTGCATCCCTGATCTTGCGAGATAGTGGAGCGGTTGCGTTATAGATTAACTGCTTAGAAGCCCAACCCATGTTATTATCCGTAGATGCAGCTTCACTACCTGAGAACTGTATAGGAACGTGAAACGCTGCATATATTTTTCTGGTATCAATGTTAAGCGATTCTATTAGTTGCAGATCAGTAGATGGCATTCCTATCTGAGTCCATTTCAAAGGACCAGAACTAGGAAAAATCCTGTCCATTAAAGTTTCGCCACGCTTAGCCTCTACAAACTTTTCTTTAAGGACATTCATCTGATCCTTAGTCAGCGATGCACCCGGTCCATCTGGTGAGATAAAACCATAAGCTCCTCCGTTACGGATCTGCTTTAGTAATTCGTTATCGCCCTCATTCTCTTTTAGTACATTCCTGTAAATAGCTTTTATAGGTGACTGCCCGTATAATAGCGCACCTGTCAGCGTAAAGTCAGGATTAAAGGATTTAAAATGCACAACTTGATGAGCCGGTATAGGCACTTCGGTCATGTAAACAGATCTCATCTGATAACCTTTAATTGGCTCAAACATACCACCAGAGATAATCTCTATAAACTGTGACGGCAGAGAATACAGTTGCGACCAAATACATTTAGCAGTCATGTCAGGATTTTTGCCATTGCCAAATATATATCCATCGCCAGTACATAAAAAGAATCCTGCTAGATCAGTCATCCACTCCTCATAAGTTTGCTGAGGATTAGGCTTTGCTAGTAGGTCAAGAATAGGATTGCTTTCTACTTGATTAAACATCTGCTCTTTAAGTTGCAAAGTCCGCATCTTAGCAGTTGCACCCTCAGCCATTGACATATTCTGGAATATCTTTAGATCCTTTTTAGTTACGCCCTCTTTAACTTCGTATAAACAGTAAGCGCATTCAGCTATTTTCTTAGATATAATATCAATGCAAGTATAAATGTCGGCATTTTTCTTAAACCCCTCATCTACAAACTTTACTTTGTCCTCAAAGTCAACGATAACCTGATTATTGCCAATCCAACCAAAAACATTCTGGTTATATAGGTTAGCAGTTATTTGTTGTTGTAGTCCAGGCATTAACGCCTCTAATTGAGTAGTAGCTGCCTTTTCTATATCAGCCTTGAATATTTTAGAAAATACGCTCATGTTAATTCCAGTCAAATGAATATTCTTGTTTAATTTTCGATGCTAACTTATTTAAAGCCACGTAACGTAACGGATCTATCAGGTGGTTAAAAGCATCAATAGGCTCATTAAGCATCCTGCCTGTCTTATCTTTTTTCCAAATGTAACTAAATAATTCCTTTTTAAAGTTATGGCTATTTGCGGTAATATTTATTTTATATCTTTTAAGAATATCGATTCCTTGCTTTATCGAGTCTGGTCCTTTCATTGCGCCATGAATGTTAAATCCCTCTGCATAGATTTCTTGAATAGACTTAGGCTCAGCAGAGTCTGCTATAATCTCCTGATCCTCTGTTACGCCAAAGTCTCTAAGCTTCCTGCAAATATCCATATTAGTCAATCTGGTCTCATAACACATCTCATTTACCCATAATTCGCCACCAGACTTGTAAACCTCTATAATGCCAGTCGGATCGTTAGTAAAGCCAAAGTCAATGCCGTAACTTATCAGCTCCGCATCCTCTGGTATCTTTTCACATATTGCCCAGTTACGGAATATAACGCCCTCAATCTTACCGGTCATGCCTCTGGCATATACTCGCCAAAGTTCTAAGTCTAAATCTTTGATAGCCTCTATTCTGTCATGGTCCTGATCTGATAGGAATGGATTATGCCTATGGTCTGTTATAATCAGCTTTGTATCTGGCTGACCGATTAGCTTAGTATGAGCCCAAAATTCATTTGTCGGATTGTAGTCAATGTATATCTGATTCTTAGTCCTGATTGCTAACTGCCAGTAAATCTGGTAGCTTATACCATTAGCCTCATTTACAAAAAGATAGTCACGCTTACCATTCTTAGCAGACTGCTCATTCTCAAACGAAACAAACTCAATCAAAGAACCGTTCTTAAAGTAGATTATCCGCTCAGTCTTATTCCAGAACTTTAGTTGTGACTGTAGATATTTGTTATCTGCAAAGATATTTTCAGCATCTCTGTAAGCGCCTTTACGTAAGTTAGGCAATGATTCACCGGCTACTGTTATTACTGATCTCTGCTCGGTTACTGCTTTATAGAATAGCAGTTGCATGATTGAGTAGGTTTTGCTTGAGGATGTCCCGCCCTGATTTATTAAAACCTTTTCCTTGTAATTATAATTTTTATAAAAGACAGGTGAGCATTTAAACATCTTCTATATCATTTTCATTATTAGCTATTGGTGGTGCAGTATTGTAGATGACCGGTGCAGGAATGCTAAGCATTAAATCACCATCAATGGCAACCTCTTGCTTTGGTTTGGACCATCTGTATTCCATAAACATTTTAAGAGCTGCCATATCGCCCTCCTCTAACTTATCATTAAGTAATTTTAACGCCAGGTTATCCATTGGTGACAGTCTTGCAATTAAAGCTATTTCGTCTGACTTAGGTTTTCTACCTGCATTTTCTCTAGATCCGCCTCTATTTTCCATTTTGAAATAATTTGATTATTCAAAAACAAAGGTATAAAATATATTTAAGTCATTTTAAATAGCTAAATATATGTGCAATTACATCTACTGTCCAACCATTGCCTAGCATCTTATACCTTTGAGAATCGCTTACATGGTTTGTGTAATTATCTTTTACTGTTTGTAGGCGTTCACATTCTAAAGGAGTAAGGCGGCGGATGTTTCCTGATATAGAAACTATATTTTGACCGCTTCCATCTTCTCTTGATCTTGCAGGTATTGTTGCTCCTTTACCGCTCATTACTTCTCTAAATCCTTTACCATCATTGTGCGTTCTTAATGTTCCCGAAATAACTAAATTATCATTTGTGTGAGATGTAAGCAAAGCACCTATCTTGCCATCTGTTCTCTCTACTAATTCTTTTGCTCTTTTTGGATTAGTTCCTGTTTCCTTGCGTATTTGTTTGGCTGCATCTGTTCTTACTTCTGTTAAAGCTACAATTTGGATTAAATCCATATCTGAATGATTGCCATGCCCATGACCTCCAACGCTCAATGAAGATGCTTTATCTTGATTATTTTTAACATTGCCTTGCCTATCTATTTTTATGTAATCTTGAGTTATAGGCATTTTACCCATTGAAGCCGTTAAACAAGCGCCTTTTTTTTCTCCATCTGTTGGTTTAAAATCAAATTTAAAATTTGAGTAACTTGATTTATTATTAAAATGATTTAACAATTTTTCACTCAAAAAATACTTATCATCAACCTCATTCTCCAAAACATCCTTTAAAAAAATGCCTTTATCCTTTGGCTTTTGTATAATAGAAACTAAGTCACCAAACAATCCACCCGGTTGCATACCAATGTTAGTCCAATAAATCCTTTTACGATTCTGGGCAGATACTAAAGCTGAGTTAATATGAATACCATTCACTCCTATTGCTTTGCTCAATACCTTTTCCCATTTCTCGCCCATCTCTACATTTTCCAATAAAAAGTATTTAGGCTTACATTCGTTAAGTAATCTCATGAACTCCCAAAATAGATAAGACTGCCCCTCAAACTCATAGCCATCTGCTTTTAATTCCAGATAGTGTTCTAAGGTTAAAATCTCTGTTTCGCATTTAGTTGACATTCCTTTACGTTTACCTGCAAAACTAAATGACTGGCATGGAGAACCACCTATTAATAAATCAATCTTAGGCAGATCAAAGCCATTTACATTTACTACGCTACCTAATTGCTTAGTATCTGGATAATTAGCCATTGTAACCTGCATGGCATATTTGTCAATCTCAGATGCAAAGTAGTTATCTACTGTTATTCCTGCGCGTTCTAAAGCTTGTTGACCGCATGACATCCCATCAAATAGGCTTAATATGTTTAGTTTCATCTCTAATTACTGGTTTCTATTTAACATAATGTAAGGATTTTACCCCTTTTTTACTTATTTTTTGGTCCTAACCTTACTACTTTTAGCAAAAGGTAGTAGGGTTGAATTTTTAAAAAGTGCCTTTAAACGTATTTAAACGCAATAGGTAGTAAGGTAGTAACTAGAAATATGTTTTTCCTATAGTACCTAAATATATATGTAGTGTATATAATATCACTTCATATATTTATATAAATATAGTTACTACCTTACTACCTTACTACTTTTATGACTTTAAGTGTATTTAAACGCAGATAGTAAGGTTGTTAGTGAAAAACCTATACCTTACTACCTTACTACCTTAAAAAACATCGTTCTGATAGCTATTATTCTGCACCTGGTTAGTGTTTATGGTACTTACCTCCCAGACATAAACCGGGATATTATTTACCTTTTTCATACGCCTATTAAAGCCAATAGACTTCATACGTAGACCTATCATGACAGGCGATAGCGTAATCTGTGACCTAACTTTAATGTAGCTTAGAATCTCAGTAGATGAAAAAAACTCAGATTGATTAGCATTTATAGGAATCTCAAAATACTTTAAAATCATGTCCTCCTCCTGAGATACTGCCTTAAATTCATCCGTAGAATCATTTAATATCTGTATGTCATCGCCTGATAAATTATGGTTATAACCAGAGTTATAGAGATGATACATTTCCATAAATAAAGCCTTTTTATCTATTGAGTTGTAAAGCTCATGATTTATACTAAGCACCTTGACTGGCAGTATGCGTCTATTGCCCGTAGGATCGCTTAAAAGTCCCTCTATGTTAGTAGTACCGCAAAGCATAGCTAATCGGTTTAAATCAACGGAAACAACACCATACGGCTCACGTATTGAGAATGTCTGGCTAGATGTCAAGCGATTAAGCATTTTAGCTTCTGCTTTAGACTTACCGCCCATTTCATCATCCATTATGATCAGCTTCTTAGTCATTAAAATATCAGAATCTTTGCCTTGATCTAGCTTATCTTCTGCATAATAAGATTTTAATTCAGTAGGTAGTAAACGCCTAAACCATTCGGTTTTACCTGTATTCTGACCTCCGACTAATACCAGAACCAGAGGCGAATGTTTGCCATTTATTGACGCCATTAAGGATGTTAGCCATTTCTTAATAAACAGATCATGATTTTGCGTATCGGTTGTTATTGTACTAATCAGTTTATCAATATTACCAGTGCCTTTAATTTTGATATTTGTAAGCAGAAAAACATGAAAAGGATTATATGTTTTAGTAAAATCTGAGAATATTACGCTTTTTACAAGTTCTTTGTTTGCTTTGTCTATAAAGGTTTTGCAGTTTATAAAGATTGAGTTTAGATCAATATCGGTTATAGGCTTAAAATCAATTTCAATATTACGGCTTATTTCATTGCGTTTCATATTGTAATTTTTGCTAATAAATAGCTTTAGCCTATTTATAATGTTTTTTTCGTCTATGGCTTCAACCTTTATATTTTCTTTTTTAGCCAGATTATATATAAAATCAATCGGTACTGTAGGATCTTTTTTAGTACGCAATAAATGAGAATACTTCTGGTCTGTTTTATTCTGGTTATACTCAGGATTTAAAGAACTCAAAGCATGAAAATAAGACCTACCATTTTCGCCAAACTTACCGGCTAAAGCAAATCCAATATTTATCCAGTCGCCATAATCAGAGGTTACATCTACTTTTTGATCTATAATATTTTTAATAACATTAGTAAATTCTGATTCTACAAAAACATAGCTTGTAGGTTCTTTTTTATCTTTTGCATAGGCTTTTACTTGCACTTCTATTGCATCCTTGTTTATATATAAATCAGGATCATAACTGACAAACCTTGCCCGGCTTACATCTTTGCATTTTTCGTCTACTTCTATTATGTTGTACTTTGTGTACAGATATTTGCTCAGATAGTTAAAACTCTCTAAATGTAGTTTGGGATTGACTTTGGCTATTGCACAAAGACCAGAACCACCGCATGATACAAAGGTTGCATAGAAATTATTATCGCAGCATATCTGTTCGCGCACAAGATTTATGTCTTTTAAGCCATCAATATCAATAGCTATAAAACCAGAATGCTGAGTCAATAGGCTAGAGTTACGCTCTTTAAATAATCCAGAAATAGTTACATAAGGCAATGCTTTTTTACTCTCTGGCGTCTTTTCGTTTCGATATTTTAAAACCTGATCTTGCCAAAAACCATCTTTGATCTTTTCTAAAAAGTCAGAGAATGTCAAACTCATACCTTTTTTAGTATGTGCTATATTGTTAAAATACGATATGTTTGGATCTGTCATGATTTGCGTATATGAGCATCAATGGCAGTTTTTAACTTAGCATTTAAACCTGGTGCCTGAGATAGCCAGATAAGATAGTTTAATTCCTCATCTGATTGAAGTGTAGATAGCTCCCGGTCTTTGTACTTACCAAAATATAAAGTAATTGGTTTGCCCTGTGGTAAATGTTTAATGTAGCTTCCGCATCCATTACAGTAAGCGCTTTTGTGTGGTCCAGATTGTTGTTCGTTATAGTCGCCAACAAGTCCGCATTTTTGACAAGAAATGTCCATAATTTGAGAAAATCTGGAAGCATTAGGGATGCTACTCAGATATATAATTAATAATTTCCATGTGTATAAGTCCCTAATCAAATACAATGGGATTAAATTCTAAGGCTAATATAATAAATAATTTTTAAATACTAATATTGCCTCATCCATTCCCTCTGCAAAAACAACTTGCCATGCATTTTTACGTAAAAATTCATGCATTTCATTTTGTTCTTGCACGTGCTTTGAATTAGATAGGCTACCATCTTTAAGATATAAGCCAGAGTTTTCGCGCTTCATTTCAATCATAAGACCGCAAAATTCACCACGCTTTAGATAGATAGTAATATCTGGAAAACCTCTAAACGGATCTAAAATTAATTTAATATTCTGCATTGCAGGACTTAGCTTCCCGGCTGATTGAATGTCTGATCTAAAGCGCACCTCTGGGTATTGGATTTTAAGCCATTTACAGAATGCTAGTTGCTCCTGCCATTCGGTACGTAGAGTTGTTGGTTTTACCACTTTTGCAGTTTTACGGCTATGGTACATTTCCATAGGATCTCTTTTTATTTGTTCCATCTTTGCTCAATTTCTAACTTCTGATCTGGCGTACCCTCTAACCAAAACAACCGATCTCTGGCTTTTAAATAGTTTTCGATAATGTCTGATTTATACTTTTTAGGTTTGGCTTTATATTCCTGAACTTTGCCCAGTTCCTGAGCAAATCCACGCCCATCGGTTTTAATGTGTTTTTTAGCCATAATAATTTTTTAAAGCATTGCATATATCTTCTATTTTATATTTAGCAAGTGACTTGCCTCTAATATAATTTAAAATTATCTTGTGGAATAAATGATTAAACATCGCTTTTTAATATTAAAACTATTGGATTTACAGGCTTTTGATAAAACCAGTAGTATGTCATCCATCCGCAAATAGACGGATGCGGAATATTTAGCAATACGGATGCTTGTATTGGCGTTAAATTATGACCGCAGACCATTTCTAATGACAAAGCAATGCGCTTTTTATCTGGCACTTTTAGGTATTTTTTCATTTAACAAGTGTAGCTATATACTCTCTGCATTCAATTACTCTAGCTTGTAGCTTTTCAATCACTTGCGGATCATAGTCAAACTCAAATGTTTTAATCCGGTCTGCTTCTGGTATCTCAATAAAATTGCCCTCGAATCCATCACAAAACTCCTCATAATATACCTTATACGCTTCTTTAGTATAAACCATGTTAAAAATCGTACTGTATATCTTTTTAGGCTCTGTAAGCCACTTTACTGCTTGACTAACTAGATCATAGTCTGCATCTATTAAAGTGTAGCACAGAGAGGCTTTGGTACATCCAGTCAAGTGCATATATACTTGTAACTGATTAAAGTAGTCAGAATTTGGTATCTCTGATTCAAACATTGGAAATGTATCTAAGGACCAGGAGCATTTATTATCATAAACCACTCCGTTATGTATTAGATCTGGAGTTCCGCAGAAATAGTCATCCTCAAAGTATTTATCATTCTTATAAACCATACCTAAGTCTAACTGCAAAGCCATAAGCGTAAACGCCTCCTCTTCTAGCCTGTTTCCTTTGTCAATGTATTTAGATTTAATTTCTGTGCGCCTTTTGTATAGCTTTTCTTTTAGCCATTGCTTACAGTATGTTTTACCTGTTTCGCCTAGTCCTTTTATGCCTGATATTTTACCGGCTGATGACGCTCTTATTTTAAAGATTTCCATTTTGTATCAAATTGATTTTGTAAGTTTTCGGTTAAATGTGTTTTAAGAGTTTCCAGAGTTTCCCGGTCTTGTGCCTTTTCGATTAGCTTTTGCATCCGGTCCTCCTCTTTGTTTTGAGCAACTATGTGCAATTTATCATCAGAGGTAAATGCTAAAGTATCTTTGCGATTCAAGTCGCTTCCAAAGGTAGTACCAAAATGATCACAAGCATCCTTTATGGCTACTGTTTTAGCTAATGGGTAAGCCATTGACAAAGCGCCATTGTTAATGTTCGCTAAATCAGCCGCAGACTTACCAGAAGCGGTCTGTAATTGCGCAGCTCCTATGCCATCATGAAAATCCCAAAGACCGCTAATTGGATTAAGATAATGCACACGCACTACGACATAAACGCCGTTAAATGAGCTACCCTCACGCAAGATCTCTATTCTGTAATTCTTAAAAATGCGCTTTAGTAAATATTCTACTTTATCAATAGGCAGATACTTATAGCCTTTAATAAATGGATGTGTTTTAATCCAGGATGCAGGAGGTTGACCATTTAAGATAACCTGCAAAGCATCTGTTTTTACTAGTCCCTCGGGATCGCTATAAAGCTCCTGTAAGGTTGGTAATTTCTTTTGATGTAATTCTATATCGCTCATTCAGTTAAAGTTATAATAATAATTTATAAATACAAATAAAACATGATAAATAATTCAATAATAAATACCAATACTACTAATGATACGGCTGCCATAATCACCCAGAAGATACGATTTTCAATCATCCTAATATCTCCTTTGCTAATCTCAATGCTGATTCCTGCCCATCTGAATAGCATACGCCACCAGATCTAATCTTATTAACGCCTTTGATATTAAAGACCAGGTTATGAACATATACTGCCCATCTGTTATATAGCTGAGAATCCATTGCTAACTCTTTGTGCTTTGGCATTCCGCTTACCCACGTGATTCTGAATCCGTCTGGATATACTGTTGATCTAACTGCTAACATTGTCAAATAATTTTTCTAGTGAAGTTACTGAATAATCTTTTAAGTCTAAATGCAAAAATAATTTAAGGATGCTTTGGTAGGTTAAATCTAAAAAATGATTATTACTTTCCAATTCTGCAATCAAATTTTTAATCGTAGCCGGGTATTTTTCTTGCTCAGCCTTTAACATCTCTAAATGCTCTGGGGCTAATCTTTCTAATAGGTTCATATCTGATCAAATGCAAAGTGATAATCGTGGTTAAATTCTGATATTATGTAATCTTCGCCTGAGCATGACTGCATGGTCTCATCTTCTGGATTGCCTGATTTAGCAGATGTCCAGGTTTTCATGCCCTCGTAATGATCTTCAATCAGATACTTAGCATCCTCAGCTACTGTCTGACCATTCCAATAAATAGCATCCATGTCGGCATCATAATAGCAGTCAGGGTACTTTGTTTTAATTTCTTTTAGTGTTGTCATTTGATTTTTTCGCTTAAATAGTCACACAATCCGGCTACTGTTATCAGTATTGCCGACATAATAATAAAAAAAATGATAATTTCCATAATTTGTTTTTTTTGGTTTAACGAATATATAAAAGTTATTTTAATAATTCACAAAATAAAAAATATATTTTTAATGTAACAACAATATTACAATATACGGATAATCATGGTATGATCTTTCATTTTCTTGATATGAAATAATTTTTGAGTTTCTTTATGCAATCTACTTGCATTATTGCGCCAGACCTGAGGATTCTCAAATACTTTAATGACCTGATTAATCTTTAAATGTTCTAATTCTTCTTTATACATATCGCAAAGATAAATAAATTATTTATATAATCTATATTTAGTTATTTTACCCTCTTTATAAGCCTCTAGGATCTCGCCTCTTTGCTTACCATTTGCCTTATAACTAACATGAACCCATGCATAATTAAACTCATTGATTAGCTGATCAAAGGCTAGATTATCTTTGATGTAATCAAACACCTGCTTATTAGTTATTGTAGTGCCGTCCTGGTCTATGTCTATCGCCTCGCCAGTTGAGTGCTGACTGGTAGCAGATCCGCCAATACATTTGTTTAACTCTGCTGATCTATAACCAGATGATATACGGATAGGAACGCCAAAATGTTCCCTAATAGGCTCAAATACTTTAGTCGCTAGTATCTTAAAGTTTTCTATATGATCTAGCGTAGGCATATTGCTGATGCCGTTACGCTTTGCAGATTCAGACCTTATAACCTCAGATAACTCTAAATGCTCTGATATTTTCACTTTGCAGCGAACAGGTTAGACAGTAGCTTACCGAGTATCCCAGTAATTAAGATAAACACCGATACTGTTTTATTATCCTGAGCAAAAGCTAGGCTACCTGCTGCCACAGATACGGCAGTCAAGCCATCAGCTAATTTTCTGATTTTAACTGGAGTTGGCTTGTAATAATGATTGATTCCTATTTTCATAATTGATTTACCGGTATGATTGTACCTACCGGATATGATGCACCCTCTGGTGCTTGTGTTATTGATGTTTCACCCTCGACTACTCTTAACGCCCTACGCAATGGTACTGCGGCTTCGTTGATAGGACCTAAACACTCAGCTAGTGTAACTCCATTAACTTTATCTTCTAAGACCTTACAAGGCATACAAAACATATTAGACATCCCTTGTGTTTTAGTTATTACAAATGAGCGGTTAACTGTCGGCAGTACATCCCATGTAGGCGCTTGTGCTACTGAGTCAAAATACCAGAAATAAGACCATACAGTTTTATCGGTGCTATCTGGCGTAATTGATGGATTGCCTACTAGCATGGCGTTTGCTAATGAAACGCCGTCTAATACCGGGCATATTGACTTACCCTCTAAGAACTTTTTGCCTTGCACTTCGATAGTTCTGCCTGTTAATTCAGCACCAGATGCACCGCAAAAAGCAAACTTGCCTTTAACTAATACTAATGCTTTCTCAGGTTTTGGCTTATCCTGAGTTAGATAAATAGCACCTATTGTGACTATTATCGCTACTGCTATAATGATTTTTTTCATAACTTTTTAGTTGCATTATAATAATACCTAATCGCAAAGCCTCCCGAAACTATGGCAACCAATGAAGCTACCAGAGTTACTAAAGGCTGAAAATTGGCTATGCTTAGCAAAGCACTTGAAATGCTTACTATGGTTGCTGAATCAGCTAGATTGTGGTTTGTCATCTTTAATCTGCGGTTGTAACTGTTTAATTAATTCTGCGGCTACTGATTTAACTTGAATGTGCGGACTTGTGCTTTGCTCTATTACTGCTAATACTGCCTCCCATTCTTGTACTGTTAATTCAACTTTTAACTTTTCTGGTTGTACTGCTTCTTTGGTTTTCATGTTTGTTTTTTTGGTTTGGTCAAATATAGTTATTCTAAATTATTATCAGTCGGTATTGTCGGCTCAGTTTCAGGCTCATTCGTAACTTCTGGTACTATCGGCTCAATAGGTGCTATTCCTTTTAGTAAATCTATTTCGGCTTTAAGTTCTTGGATTGCTTTTACTAATACAGGTATTAAATCTTGATAATTTAAAGCTAAACTTTCCTCTTCCTCTTCATTTTTTATTCTAAATACTGCTTCAGGATATACTTTTTCTATATCTTGTGCAATTAAAAATAATCTTCTTTTATCTTTATCATCAGTTTTATATTTACCAATAATTGTCCTAACCTGAGATAAATTATCACAAGCATTTACTATTGGTTCAATTATATCTTTTGAATTTTCATCAGATAATGAACCCCATGAAGTACCTCCATTTGCTAAAACAACTCCATTTGTATTACTGATAATTCTTATTTCAGCACCACCTCCTCCATTTGCAGTAATATAATTTGCACTATTTCTTCCAAAAAATAATTCAGCTCCTGAACTTCCAATAGTAAAATTTGCAAGTGAACCTTTTACTATAACATCACCACCTGATGTGATACGCATACGTTCAGTAGCGTTACTCCTTAAAACAAAATCTACATTATTTCCTGGTCCAATAATCGCAATACCTGTACCAGTTGGTTCAAGATTTATTTGTGCATTTGTGTTACCTGATAATGCAGCAACATTTAACTGTGACACTGTATTACTTAAAATATGCAAAGGGTTTGTTGGACTTGTTGTTCCTATACCTATTCTATTATTTGTACTATCTACATATAAAGTATTTGTGTCAATAGTTAAATCACCACTAAACGTAGCACTTGTACCACTTAATGCTCCTGTAAGCGTACCTCCTGTTAATGGTAAGTAACCACTTAAAGCAGATGTCAAAGCTAAAGTACCTGTCGCTGATGGTAGCGTATAGGTGTACGTTCCGTTTGTAATAGTTGAATCTAATCGTAATTGACCTAAAAAATACCCCTTACCTGTGGCGTATAAACTTAATCCATTTGATGTTAAGCCACTACCTAAAGTCAAAGCATAGTTACCGCCATATCCTGGAGGTATTTGCGCACCGCCATCATACTCGCCTATTGCTGATAATCCGTAAACTTGCGCACCTCCAATTACATAAATATCATTATTTAAAGTTTTAGTACCTGCAAATGTTTGAGTTCCTGTGGTAACAACACCTCCAAATGAAGCATCAGCAGGTTGTAGATTTAATACTGTGCCTGTAATTGTCGCAGCATTTGCATTAGGAACTGCCCCAATAGCTGAAAGCGATAGCACTCCACCATCAGCATAATTAGGAATATTTAACGTATTTGATACTAAAGTCGCAGCACCTGATGTTCCAGTTGTAGTTAGTGTAATCGTACCCTGCTTTCCATTGATCTGGTTTTGTACTTTGCCAAATGCTGCTAAGATAGTATCAGCTGCCACTACTGCGCCTCCTGTGACTGATAACCCTGTTAATAGCTTTGCCGTTATCCTAGCATCCGTAACAATCCCTGCTACTGTCGTTCTGTACGCTATGTTATCACCTGTTATGGCAATAGGTATTATATTAGCATCTGCAACCGCTCCCGGCAATGCAGTAAAATCCTTTAAATAAACTCCATTTATAACTGGCATAATATTTTAATTTACAAATACATATTCATCACCACCGTTATCAACATACACACCCGCATTTTGCGCCCAGACATAGTAGTTAATCTCGGCATCTACTATCGCCCCATAGCCTGTAATAACTCCTGTAAATTTAACAAAATCTTCGCTAGTTCCACTAATCTCTAAAGATTCCAGAAATCCCTCACCTGCATCGCCCTCATTCGTATCTGTGTTAATCATTGACCAGTCCATCATAGTCCTAGACCTGCCTAAATCTTTTAGCTGATCCCAACCTATTATTGCCTGATCTGTCGAATAAACCGCCTCAAAACTAATCGAATAAGAATGCAACTGTGGTAACTGCTTCTGAGCCATATCTTGCGTAGATTTGCAAGTTTTAATAAAGCTGATGCTCTCAGCTAGATTATTACTAAGCAAACACCCTACAGGCGTATCGTTTATATAAAGCATTAAATCAGTCATAGCCTGTTATATTTCCACTAAATTTAATAAAATCCTGCACCTCACCTACTATCTCTAAATTCTCTATAAATCCTTGCCCTTGCTCACCCTCTATGCCATCGCCTGTAATTTCCCAATCTATCTTAACTCTTTCAAGCGATTTTAAGCCTGTCCACGACATTATATTATTGTCGGTAGTCATAACACCCTCAAAGGGTATAGAGTAGGTGTAGAGCCTCCCTAATTGCGTCTGACCGCCTGACTGTGTTGTCTTGCACGTTCCTAGAAAGGAAATCTGCTCTGATCTACTAACAGAGGTTAAACAACCTACTGGCATATTGTTTATAAATAGCATCATGGTCCTGCTTTTACAGTTACTCTAGTTGTCGCTCCGTAATCTGGCACTAAGGTATAATCCAGAGCAATTTCATCATCTGTTATCCTACCTAAAACTGCTTTACAGATATTCTGCTGCAAGTCATAAGTTAGGCTTAAATTCATAAAGTAACCCTCTATTAAATTAATTGACCACCTCTGCAAAGGATTAAAATATCCAAATATAGAACCCTCAAATCTTACAAATGGTCCTGCATATAGTCTTTGTTTTTCTTCAACTGCAATCCGTAAAAATTCTTTATTAGCCTCATAAGGCTCTGCCAGAATACTCTCAGATATGCCACGCCTTACCCATCGTTCTGTTAAAGTCACCTGATCATCCTGATAAATAGCACCAACATACATCTTATTAGGACTATCGCCATTAAAGACATTAATAGTTTCTGGCACAAAAGTAAACTTGCCTGTTTGAGTAGCCGTATGAATCTCACCTATTTCATCTCCAAAATCTAAAAATACATAGGCAGAAATTCTAGTATAAACTATGTTATATACTGTGCCTGATGGTGCTAATATTCTAAAAGTAACATTTCCACTTATAGGCACTGGATTAGATACAATTGTTTCCGTACCTCCTGCTCCTATTTGACTTCTAAGCTGATAATAATTTATTCCTGGCTCTACTGGAGTTATTGCCCATGAGCCGTCTGCCTGTAAATAATGAGTGCTTAAGCCATCGTATAAACTAATCACAAAATTCATATCTGTACCAAATAGAGGATTTGGATTTTCATATTCAATAACAAACTTTACTCGCTCTTGTACAGTTATATTTAATGTTACGGGTATTAAATTATTATTTTGGTAATAGTCTGTCAATACAGGGTAAGTGCCACCCGTAGTGTAAAATATTACTCCGCCAGTAGGGTACAAACCTGCATACATTGTGCCTGTTTTAGTGTAGCCGGGAATAGTTACAAAAGCACAAGGACCAATAGGATCGCCTCCGCAGGTTTGACCTGCACCTAATAGATTAGGATTAGCTAACATTTCATCCGTATTTTCAATCTTGCCATATAGATAAGACATTGACGCATTTTTGTATGGTCTATCAATCATTTTCATCTGGTCGGTATTGATATGAAAATAAGGAGCTGCAATAATTCCCTCACTCTCGCCACCCAAAACCAAATCTAGATTTTCTGTTACTGTCGGCTGATCATAAATCCTGTACCCATCTAAATATCTTCTAAATACTAAGTCACCGTCAACTGCTAACTCTGTCGGTCTATAAATATACCATTCGCCTCCGCTTTGTACCATTACCGCAGTCCATTCCTCTAGTATTGATCTAAGCACATCTTCACAGTTCATTGGCGTAAACTGGTCATCTTTTAGATAGCGCTCTGCATTTACATAAGCCATATCAAAAGGATCATAAGAATCGCCTTGCGTCATGCTAGTTTCATAAATATTAACGCAAGTATTAAGCACTAAACTAGGTGCATCTAACCTGACTAGACAGGCTTCTATTACCTCAATAAAACTCTGCTTACCTAAATAAAAGTTTCCATCGTTCTGCACATAACTTAAGTTTTTAAGCAACCCTAATCCATCAACTGCATTTACAGATATAACATAAGGTGCAAATGTAAATGATTCCTGACATCCATCTGGAATGATAAAGCCTGACCAGATTAAAGTCCCATTTCTAAATATTTCTACTAAAAACTCCCTTTCGTTTTCTGTATATAAATCCTCTAGTTCAAAGTCCTCAGTTGCTATTAGATTTAACGTACACTCAGAACCAATAATAGGCTCTAGCTTATTACTAGAAGTATTTTGGTAGTTAATCTGAATTGGATTTTGTTGAGCCTGAATCTCTGTTGCTGAACCTGCATAATCCAGTTGTGAAATATCACAAGAATACTCATCTGGCGTACCATTGATAATCCGAGTATCTCTATCAGCGTAAAACGTAAAATAATATTTTTGCGAATAACTCATGGTCCGAACCTCTGTAATTTAGCACCTGCTCTGTTTAAAACACCGATTAAGTTAGTACCTGAAATCTCAAATACAACACGACCACCACCAAAGTCCTGAGCAGATCCTGCGGCACTTGTGCTGATTGTAGATGATGCTTGTGGTATAGGTGCTTGTTGTTTCTTTTTAAATAAATTAGCAACTAATGCTACCGCTGCTACTCCTGCTAGAATAGGTAATAATGGACTGGCGGCAGCAGCAGGAGCTAATGCAGCAGTTGTGGTAGCACCAGTTGTGGTGGCAGCAGTCGTTACAACTGGCGCAACTTTTTTAGCACCTTTTAATAATCCAAAAAGACCTGCTAATAAACCACCGCCTTTTTCAGTTTTACCGCCCTTTGATCCTAATAAATTTAAAACACCTTGCGCAGCTTCACTAGCTAATACTGATAAAAAAGTATTTTTAATTGCTTGACCTAAAGCCGAGAAAGAAAAATTACCATTCATTAATATATCATCAAAGAATGTCTTAAATGATGATCCTAGCTGTGGCAATAAATCAAACTTAATATTATCTTGTAATATTTGGAATGGAGTGTAAAGTTGCTGACCTATATTATTAGGTATAAAACTTTTTGTACTTAATAAAGTATTTATATCAATTAACGGCTTACCACCGCTTAAAGTTTTTGCAATATCTTTTTTACCTGTTTCTGCAATACCTTTAAAATCATTAATTAAAGCAAAGAATCTTCTTTTTTCTTTTTCGGTTTCTTTTAACTTTTCACCTGCTACGCTTCCGCTAATTTTACCGCCTTTTAATACCTCAGCAGTAGCTGCCTTTTGCAGTTGGATATTTTGCTCAGTAAGTATATTAGTATCGGTTAATAAATTATTCTTAAGTTTTGTTAACTCATTTTCCTGAAAACCTGCTTTTAGA